TATTCATTTGCGTGACATTAACAGTGCCAGTAATCTTTGCAACTTCGGCCGTGATCGCCTCTTGCATCGACTTCGGTAGAGGCGGGCTATCGGTGAACGACAAGTGCTTGTTCGGCTGGTCTTGCAGGCCGCAGTAAATGCCAACCCGCTGCCCATTGCAGAACACAAAGCACTGGTCGAACAGAACGTCAACCTCGGTAGTCTGCCCACCGAGAACAATGCCTTGCTTCCCCACGTGCCGCTTCAATTCAACTTTCAAATCCACGACTAAGCCTCCACGGTATAAGCTGGCCCGGTGTCACCGTTCCAGGTGATAGTAAAAGCACCTTCGGCGAGCGTGCTGCGTTGCAAGTTCGGGGCGCCTCGGCGCTTGCCGAGAAACCCGGTGCCGGCAAAAGTCGCTCCGCTAGAGCTGGCAGCAACTTCTTTCGGCAGGGTGATCGTGATCGTTTCGGGGATAGCGAAGATGGGCGGGGCTGTAGCGCCTACCCAGCGAATAACAACTTCCGTTTCGCCGGGGTCGGGGTTGTCGGCCGGGATGCACTTGGCGAGGCTCGCCGTGGCCACGTCAAGCGTGGTGGAATCCACCTTGCCGCGATTCTGCTCGGTTGCGCCGATGCTGCGAATCTTCGCGCTGTAGGTATTGGTGCCGAACGTGATCGTAGCGCCAGCGCCAGTAAAGCCGATAGCTGCCATATCTCAACTCCTATATGGGTGCTGCCCAGATGGTGAAAGATTGCTGTGTAACTCGCCGCCAAACATTGCCGCCCGCTGGTGGTGCGTCCACGGCCTCTGTAGGGCCAGCAGTCAACGACACGTCCAGGTAGGTCATTCCCTCAACCGTGCCACGCAGGTCCGCTGCCAATGCGTAATCGCGGATGTTCTTAGCGATGAGGTTGGCGGTGTTTCGGTCAATGGCGAATGACCACACGTTGACCGTGGGGTGAAAGATGCGGTTGCTGGTGTTCAGGTCTTCTTCGCAGCCATTCGAGCCGAGGAAGACGACAACAGCCGGCAGAACGTCTTTATCCAATCCCTGGTCGAGCACGTCGGCATAGACTCGCGGGCCAACGATTGCGTTGACTTCCGTAGTGTGTGCGATGCGGTCGCGGACGGATTTACCTAGATCGTCGCTCATGCTGCCACCCCCAGTTCAATGGCTGGGAGGCAGCGGTTAAACTGTTGGCTATGGCAAAGACCGCACTTGATTTGATTTGCACCCCAGCCGAAGCGGCCAAAACCCTTGGATTGACCGAGGAAAGGGTTCTTCAGTTCTGCCGCGATGGCCGCATTCTGGCTCGCAAGATGGGCCGCGACTGGGCTATTTTGACCAGCAGTTTGCTGGCGTTTTCCAAGCAAAAGCGAGAAAATGGCAGACCGGCTAAACAATAGTCTTGCGTGTGCCGAATAGTTGTGTATAGTGAGCGAATGTTGAACGTCACCGCTATTTGGATTCCTAAAATGAATACAACCAACATCACCCGCGTTCGCAAGCTCGCCCGCAAGTGCCGCAACCAACGCGATGCCGTTCGCCTGTGGAACGTGATCGACTGCCAGGACGAATGCGAGGCAATGTGGTACGGGATGATGATTACCATACCGTGGGCGTTTGCTAACACGGCAAGCTTTATGTCGATTAAGGCGGCGTAGTTTTCTCACGGGTTAGCCCCCTTCGCGAGAATCTTCGCCGTTTCCGATTCCACCCTTGAAACAAACGCCGATTGCTGCTCTCCGAACGTGGCAGCGGATGCACGCTCTAGGTAGTCAACTGCTGCAATCTGATTGCCTGTACGACGGCCCCACAATACCTGCTGGTGAGGGTGGCCAATGATGTTGATTAGATTCCCAGCCGGCCAACTTGCGCCGACATAGACGCGCCTCACGTTTCCATCAACGCCGTATTTTCTAACGCTGGAAACTACAATCGTGTCTTTGTGCTGAGGCGATCCGGCTCGCGAACGCAGCATTGACTTTGACCATAGCTTGTAAGTTCCAGTCTTTGCGCTCGACGGGGCCAGTTCTCGCGACTTCGCCGCCACTGGTGCGCCAGCTGCTTTCAGTGCTGGCGGAATAACCTTGTTGCGCATCTCAAGTGGTAGCTGGGTCAAAAACGACTCCGCCTTGCGGAACGAGTCGTCGCTTATCACCACCTGAACTGCGATCGTCACGCTAATTCCTCCCCGCAAATCAACTCGATCTTGCCAAGCTGGCTTCGTGAGTTGTCGATGATCCCCATGATGTTGAGTCGCTTGCCGGTCTGGTCGGTGCAGTAATCGACAGCCTTTACGGGTTTGTTTGGGTCGCCCCACATTCCGACCTTCACATTTGCGCCGGCGTACATTTGCTGCATTCGCTCCGCCTCGCGCCCGGTCAATGTTTCGATTGAACAAGGGACTTGGTTGCGGACAGTCGTATCCGGTATCGCTTGGCCCGATTCACCACCAGGCGGTGGCGGCCTCATCACATTGACGACGTGGCGGAGGGATTTCATACGCACAAGCTCCGGCTGTACGTGTGGAATTCATCGCCAGTCAGGAAACGGTTAATCAGTGCGTCGTAAGCCCGATTGCTCGTGCTATTCGGTCGCTCCCCGTCTCGGTTCTCAAACCAATCCGAAACCAGCAAGAGCATTGCCGCTTTGAGTGATTCAGGAACCGCAGTCACCGCAGCCCCGTAGCCAGCCACGAAACGCACCGTAATCACCCCAGGCTCGCCGTAGACAGATGGCCACGATTGGGCATTCTTCAACCGAATCTCGGCTGGCTCACGGTCCAGAAGCGTCCTATACACGCTCGTGGCTAACGTCTGCTGTGCGTTGTCGGTGTCGTAATACTTAACGCTCGTGATTGAACTGACCGGGGCTTTCGGGATGTAGATTGCTTCCAGCCCATACGGCCAGAGGTCAAACGTATAGTCCCACGTCTGACTCATCACCGCGCGCCCAGTGTCGGTCTCTACCTTCTCCCTGGCAGCCTTCACGAGCGAAAGCAACTTAGGGTCGTGATAGCCTGCGGCGTCATCGGCTATCCCACACTGCAACCGGGACTCGGCCGTTGTTATCGGCTCGATGGTTGGTGCGGTGACGAGGGTTAAGCCGTATTGAGCCACGCTTAGTAAATCTCCACAACGAGAATATCGAGGCGGCAAGAGTTAGCGTCGGTCGTTGACCAGTCGGCCCCAACGCCAATAACCTGCGCGGCTGTCGTGTCAATCGCGGTGCTGGCCGTAATCTGGTAAACAGGCACAGCTACGCGGGTCGCGGCTGGAACAATGTTCCCAGAAGCAACAGCGACCAGCGTTCCCGATGCGCCAGCGGTGCGAATCTGAATCAGCGCCTCTCCAGTGAAAATGTCGTCGTTGGTGGCGTTCGTTGCAGTCCCGGTAAGGATTGCTGTCCCCGTCAGTCCGCCGATATACAGCTTGACGGTGAGCGTGTCAGTGCTGGCCGTCGCCGTAGCGATGCCTTGAAATCGCACCTTGATTACCGTGCCAGCCTTCAGAGTGTCGGCCGGAATGGAATAGCTGCCAACCAAGGTTTCTGTGGTTGATGCAGCGTGGGCAGTGCCAGCCGCTACAGTGCGATAGACAACACCTCCTTGCCATCCAAGAACCGTGTTATCCGTACCGGCCGAGTCAACTTGACGCAGCGCGCCGGTGTCGCCACGGCCATAAATATCAACTTCTGTCGTTGTCGTTGTGGGCATGTTTTATCCTTAGTCAACGGCCGTGACGGTTTGGGTTTCTTCTGTCCAGTAGGAGCAGTGCCACACCGGGCCAAGGCAGGTGAAGCAGAACCCGCCGCCGAGCTTTTCGGACGATGTGGAAAGCGCCACGCTGTCTAGGTCGATGTCGCCCTTGCCAATGAGCGTGTCGGACGTGGCAGGTGCAACCAGTAAATCCTGGTCTGCCGCGCCAAGTACGATAATGTCATCGCCGGGTCGGCAAGCCGTCGCCGTGGGGAGCGTGATAGTTACAGAGCCACTTGCCCCGTAGTTGGAAATCGTTTTCCCGGCGTCAAACGGCGTGAGCGTGGTGCTAGCCGTTACGTTGATGAGTTCGCGGTTGCGTCCTGGTTGCCGTGTTCCTGCCATCGTTGCGGCCCTTCGGTGGGGTTGTTTGCAGAGCCGCCGTTTCGATTGGCGGCGTAATTGGTTCGGCTGAGCCGGCCGCGATATAGCGGGCAGCTAGGTCGTTTGGTAAGTCGATTTCGTCGCCGGAATGATGTTCAACACCATTCCAGATCAATGTCGTGCTAAGCAAAATTCTCATTAGGCTTGCAACAGAACCTTGAATGCGGCCGTGTTCAGGCAGCGGCCGTCAATTCGCTTGAAAGCCACGAAGCAATCCTGGTCAACGTCTCGATAGCGCTCGGTCAGGTGGTACATTCGCGTGCCACCAGCATCACGCACGAGATACTTCTCGAACGCACCAAAGAGAACATGCTTTGTCGCCGTGACCGGCACGCCGCTTGTCAACCCGGTCATTTGCTGATTGACGATTACCGGGTAGCCGTAGATTCGGTCGGGGACTCCGGCTTGCATTCCAGGCTGCCAGAGGTATTGGCCATTCGCGTCCTTGAACTTGCGGACGTAAGCAACAACATCGTCCTTCATCATGAAGCCGGTACTGGGCAGCGCCCGGTAGCTGGGGTCGAGCGAGTGAACCAAGTCAATCAACTCGTCACCAGTGAAGGCCGTCGCGGCTGCGGAGGTCTTGCCAGTGCCGGCTTGCGTAAACAAGCCTTGTGGCTGGCTGCCGCTGCCGGTCGTGAAGTAAATATTTTCACCGCGCCCGAAGCGGACTCCCATCAACTCGGCCAACTCAGAGGCGAGATT